GGCGTCTTGCCTCGTCCGTGATCTTGTCTAACAGCCCAGACAAAACTTGGCTCGGCTCTTTATAGGGTAGAGCCATGATGTTGTCTTTAATCGCGCCACTGGGCACGTCAACATCGCGGAATTCACCCGGGGCAATCGGGGTATCGTCGCCTTTAACCCTCAGTCCTCGGGCTTTAAGACCCCCAGGAAGGTTAGAAAGCGTACCAGCGTCCACAAGCTGGCGAATAAGAGCAGTACCGGCGCGAGCATAACCACCAATGAGGTGAATATAGCCAAAACCATAAGCACCAAAGCCAGGGATATAGTCATATTGAACGAAATGCTGGCGCTTGAGCTTGTTTTCATCGTCAGGCTCCCAGTTTCTGCGGATGGCCAGCACTTCCATCGACGCCCGGTCAATCGTCACAACATAAGGAAGGGCAACACCGTCCTTATCTTCATACCCAGGCATGTCGTAATCAATGTGGATCTCGGCAATCTGGTAACGATCGTCGTCAGTCAGGCTGTATCCCTGCTCTTCAGCCTTTTTCTTCTCCACATCCGTGTGAATCATCACTGGCTCGCCCAGATCTACGTCTCGGTAGAACCCAGCAACCTGTAGTTTTCTCACATCGTTCTTGGTTTTCCTCATCAGATGCGTCACGCGCTCTGAATTACGCACTCCCGTCGAGCCGTAAGGAATAATGATGTCTTCTGCCGGGATAAATATCGAGGTCTGACGCCCCATCCCAGGGTCAAAGTAAACTTTCTTGAACGCTGCACCTGCTAAACCCAGGTTAAACAGCATTCTCTCGTGCTCAGGGCGGTACTCAGTCATCACTTCCGTGAGCTGGTAGTTCATATCGTCCCGAACACGCTCGGCGGACTCCTCTTTAAGCCGATCGATCGCACCAATGATCTCAGTTTTGACCGGACCGGCTGCTGGGAAAGTCTCAATAATCGTCTCGCTCTGAAACCTAACAGCGGCCTCGGTGAGTAACGTTGAGAAAACACCGCACGCCCCGTTCCAAGGCTCTGTTCTCTCCTCATATTTCATCCCCAGGACTTCTAAACCCTTCACATACATCTCAACCCAGTCTTTTCTGGATGAGATATCTGAGTCAACCAGCCCCATAATGTCTTCGGCAACTGATTGAAGAGCTCCTTCGTCCATCTCTTCAGCCAGGTTGGCGTCAAAATCACCCTCTTCCTCTTCAGGCATCAGGTCAATTTCCATCCCGCCCATATCAATCTTCACGCCTTCAGGGTTCTCGATCTCGATTTCAAGCGCAGGCTCCATCTCAAGTGAGTCCAACCCAATGGGAGCTTGATACAAACCCGGTGTCATGCTGTTAGTTGCCATGTTCTACCTTAATAGTAAGCGTGTTTCCGTTTGAAACTTACGGGCTCGTCTCTCTCATCAGTTTGAAGACGCAAGAACCCACCCTGTCGAAACCTCAATAACGCTTGAACCGTCGCGTCAACTAAGTCATCGTGCTCAGCATTCGGGAAAGCAGCCATCTGCTCAATCAGCTCATACGCCCATCGGGTGTCCGGTGCCCATACTTTACCCGACCTGAACAAATCAGTCACAGAGTTTAATCGGGCAAACTTGTCGTTACTCACCTGCCGCGTCCCCCGGCTGGGCGTGTACTCCGTCACCGGGATCCCCATCTGCCTCAGCTCAAAAACCAAAGGCGCACCCGCCGCTTTGGCTTCCACCAGCAACGTATCTGGCTCCCAATACTGATAATGACTCATCGCCTTATCCTTTAGCTCTGGGAACTCCATCCGTTTCTGGAACGCATCCAACAGAATAATATTAGGATCCTCGACGTTCTCGTTCAAATAGAACACCCCTAACGTCACACAAGCTGAGAAGTCGCTCCTCTCACTCTTCGTAAACGCCGTGTCCCAGCTCTGGATCAGGTACTCAATCTTCGGCGGATCGTCTTTCTCCCAGACTTTCCACCACTCCCTCTTAACCAGCGCCCCTTCTTCACCCGTCGGGCTTTGCTGATACTGGGCGTTCCACTTACTCGGGGGGAGTTCTTCCTTCAGGGCCTCGAGTTCCTGCTGGCTCCAGAACTCTGGCCACAGTGGGTTACCGCTCGGGAGGATCGCCGGCAGCTCAATCACTTCCCAGTCCTCACCCTTTTCTCTCGCGGCAGCATCTTTCATCACCCGGCCAGTGAGATCTCTCTCCCCCCACCGAGTCATCACAATCACAATCGCCCCGCCCGGCTGCAAACGCTGGCGAGGACCAGACGTGTACCACTCATATACCTTATCGTAAACAGAGGGGTCTCCAGCCGCCAATGCTGCTTCTTGTTCCGAATGGGGGTCGTCGATGATCAGTAGATCCGCACCCTTACCCGTCACCGTACCACCCACACCAATAGCAAAGTACTCCCCGCCCCCCGACGTCGCCCAGCGTCCCGCCGCCTTACTGTCTACCCTCAAGCTCACATTCGGGAAGATCTCTGAATAGTGCTCAGAGTCCACCAGGTTCCTGACCTTCCGGCCAAACCCCACAGCCAGTTCCGCTGTGTTTGAACACTGGATAACCTTCTTCCCAGGGTTCTTTCCCAGATACCAGCTCGGCAGTAAGTAGCTCGCAAACTCAGACTTCGTATGCCGGGGTGGCATGTTAATGATCAGCCGCTTTAGCTTCCCCTCAGCGATCGCCTCAAACTTCTTAGCCATCAAGGCGTGATGCCTTCCATGGACAAACCCAGGCCACATTGCCTTTACATACTTCATGTAGTTAACCTGGGCCTCTTCTCTCTTCTTCGCCCGCTTCAGGTCCGTCAGGTCTTCATACACCCGCTCCTGCACCTCAACAGGTAACTTCTCTATCGCCAACACAATCTCGTCGATCTTCATTCAATATTCCTAAACTTGATATACACCGGCCGGATACTCCTAGCCCGACGAGGCACCCTCTTACATATCCCCAGATCACACAAAGCCTTCATCGTCCTAACCACATTCCCCCGGCCCCTATCCCCAGTCAACCTCATCACATCATCTACCGACGGCCCATACCCAAACCGCTTCCACCACTCATCTATCACAAGAAAGATAGTCTTCTGCTTCTCAGTCATACACCTACCCACCCCCTCCTCAAATCCCGTAACACTTTTGTTTACTTTCTTCACGTTAACCCTAACATACTTTGTAATACTTTAGTTACGGAATGTAACTTGTTACAAAACGTAACTTTAGTACTACATCCCGATTTGGCCAAATATATACCCCCCACCCCTCATTCCCCGGAATCGATAGGGGGGGTGTTTTCTGTGGAGAGATCGGAAATAGGGCTGGATGATTTGAGTGGAATAGTATGCGTATCCTCACCCGACCCCCCGGAACTTTTTTGTGGGCCCGCCCCGTGAGTGGGGTCAGCAGCGCCCAGAATTTCGGCATCGTCCTTGGCCGGCTGCAGCTCGGCGAGTAGGCTGAGCCCGTCATCCACATCGATGGCCTGGACGTCTGTCACATCTTTCAGTGTCTCCATGATGCGAGCGCGTATGTCATCTGATCGCTTGACTGTGGTGATCTCCTTGCGCTCGACAAAGGCGCCGACCTCGAACAAGGAGCCGAGTAGCTTCAGGCATTGCACACGCTGAGCAGGAGGGAAGTCTTCGTCAAGGGAGTGTTGGACAAGCTGCTGGACGAGCAGAGACTTCAGTTGAGCAGGGGTTCTATGTTTCTCAGCCTCTATCGCTAGCTTGTACGCCTCCACTTCTGACTGAATCCTAGCGTCAGCTGCTAGCCTATACGGATGGACGGCTACTGTTGTCTTGGCTGGTTTAGCGTTATAGCTGTCTCTGTATGCTTGTGCCTTAGTCTTACCCAATGCAATTCCCCGGGCGAACTCTTTTTGCTTGGTCGTTAGCTGAGCCTGTTTCCCGGGGCCAGACGATAGCAGCATCTCTACCGGGAACTGATCGAACCCCTGTTCTATCTGCTTCCTGGTTAGCTTCTTTATCGGCTTCGCACTACCTGCTGCCCGGGCGTTGTCTTTTGTTTCTTGGTTCATGTTGCATGGGTACAAATTCGGACTACGCGAAGATACCATCCCCAGCCCGCGCGATCAATCCCCCTGTAACTTGTTACACCCACCAGACCCGCCCCAAAAAATATTTTCAAAAAGTGCTTGACATATTTTCTCGAACCTTCTGATAATGCAATACATGACGTCAACCGATGTCATGTGTAGCAACCTTCCTCTAGGAGAGAAACCATGTTGAAAGCTAAATTCACCCTGACCCGCAACGAGATCGAATTCTTCCTTGGCAAGGCCAATGAGGGTTCCGAGCGCGAGTACCCCTTCCTGGTCGAGCCCTGCAAATACGATGACAAGAGCACGATCGTTGTCGGCCACGCGCAGCCGATCATGTTCCTGATCGGGGCCGTTGCAAATGGTGGCCACGACTGCCTGTTGGATGTGTCCCGCCTCTGATGATTCAGCCTCTAGCCCTGCGAGCCAGGGTTAGGGGATGCACCATCGCATCGCTACTAACCGAAAGGGTTTCCATGAGCAAGTACAGACAACACTACACACCTGACCGGGTGGAATCCAAACGCCGCGCTGCGGTGGATTTCCTCCTCACCCTGGTGGCTGCAGCCGTGATCGGCATCATCCTGGCCTGGAGGGGTTGACCATGAGCCAACTTGTAACCTTCGAATCCATCGACATTGGCGAAAGATTCTTCGACCCCAACACGGCTGAGGATTTTTCCAAAGTATGCGGAAACGCTGCCGAACACCTGATTGGCGGGAATTACCACTCTGGACGCCTCATGACCTTTGACGATCACGAACTTGTCCAACCCATCAACAAGTAAAAAATCATGAACTACTTTGACTATGACCCCAATGAATCCGAGCGCGAAGAACTCGCTGCCCAGGTTGCATCCGAACGGCGCATCGCTCGCGCCTACCTTCGCAATCCTGACCCGCGTGACCCGGACTACCCGGGTGACCCCGAAGACTTCGGCGAGGAGAGTGACGAATGACCATCTACCTTGTGGCCTGTAGCGCCCGAAAGCTGCCCCACGCTGCCCCGGCTGCAGACCTGTACACCGGACAAGCCTTCAAGCTAGCGAGCGAGATAGCCAAGCTGCGCTCGAGCCGATGGGCAATCCTGAGTGCCAAGCATGGTCTGGTCGAGCCCGACACCCAGGTCGAGCCCTATGACCTTGCCCTGCGTGACGCAAGCCTGGACAAACGGCGCGCCTGGGGTGCCAGGGTATCCGCTGCCCTACACGCTCGCGGGTATCGCGGTGAGCGTTGCGTAATCCTTGCACCACGCGCCTACGTTGTGCCAATCCTGGCTGATCGCCTGGGCAGCAATATGTTCGAGCAGATCGACACACCCTTGCGCGGCCTGGGCATCGGGCAGCAACTGGGTTGGCTAGCGAAAGAACTTAACCAAGCAAAGCAACTTCAACTGATCGGAGAGTAAATCATGGGCTGGACATCATTTCAAATCCACAAGACCACCAAGACAATCGACATCCTTCGCAAAGAACTAGAGCAGGACGACCAGGGTAAGACCCGCGCCCGGTTCAAGCTGCTCGACGGAGTAATGCGCGGCAGCACCTTCTATGGCGTCATGGAATGGACGACCTGGGACACCAGTACCCCAGACGGCAGCGCCAGGGAGCGCGTAGGGGTGTACGGCATCGTTGTGACCACCGAGCGCAAGAACACATACCCGCGCAGCCAGTACGTTGACTTCTACTACAAGGACATGGATGAAGCCATGGAGCCGTTCTACTACGACTGCCCCATCCGGCTGCTCGACAAACTGGACAAGCTAGCCCCTGCCACCGAACCCGCTAGCGGGGCATACAAATGGCGCGCTAAGTGTCGCGAACACGCTGCCAAGCAAAACGAAAGCCGACGCGCACGAGCCGCTGCGCGCAATGCTCTCAAGCAATTCATCAACGACCACATTGTTTACGTTCAAGTAGGAGCCTGACCATGAAACCCTATACCGTTGAATTCAAACGCACCAGCTACGTCACGCTTTATATCGACGCCGAGAGTGCAGACCATGCCGAAGAACTGGCATGGCAAGAACTGCAATCTGGGGAAAGCTACGGCATTTCAGACGATGCCGACTGGGAAACCACCAGCATTGACGAATACAAGGTGAGTGCATGAACTTCCTGACCATCAAAAAATCAGCGAACCGCAAGACCGGGCCCATCCCAGTTACCTACGGTTCACGCAAAACCTGCCCGCCATCGTGCCCACACTACGAGGATGACTGCTATGGCGAAGACTTCCACACTAGCTTGGCCTGGAACCGGGTTGATCGTGATGGTGTCCCGCTGCCGGGGCTAGTCAACTTCATCCAATCCATGCCCGAGGGGCAGCTATGGCGCGATAAGGTTGCAGGTGACCTGCCTGGGGATGGTGAGCGCGTTGACCCTGCAGCCCTGGGCGAAGTGGTCAAGGCCAACATCGGGCGCAGAGGATTCACCTACACCCACAAGAAATCCCCCCAGGCTATCAAATGGATACGCCACGCGAACGAATGGGGCTACACCATCAACCTATCGGCAGACGATGCGGGTGAAGCTGACGCCC